GGACGTCGAGACACCCACGGGTCAATGGATGCCACGACGGTCGCAGAGACACGAAACCGATGACCGGCAGTGCCAGTCACCGGCTCGACATTCCAATTTCCTAGACGTGCAGCGACTTGATACCGGTAGCGAAGCTCACCGGTGTGCCCGGTAGCTTTCACTCCTAAGTCGCCGCCGTGGCTCTCGACAGATCGCCTGCCGACTGAATGGTCGTGGGTGCATCAAGCAACGCACCAACAGACCCGCCCATCGGATTGTAAGACTCGATAACACCGATGCCGCTGTAGATCGGATTGATCGCAGTGGAACAGATATTCTGCGGTCGCATCTCCACGCACACCGTCGTGCCAACCAGCGAGAACAACGTGGCATCGACAGATGCCGCCGCAAAGTCTTGATGCCAGTTGACGTCGATGGACCAGTCTTTGAGTCCACCCTTGCGAACTCGCGTGCTGTCGCCCATCGCTGTCTCGTCTTGCATCTCCGAGGCATAGTTCAGCCCTATAGACTCGGCGTGCGACGACAGGTCAACCGCGTTGATCTGAATGAATGCGTTTGTGTAGACCAATGTAGCCATCGTCTCTTACCTCTCTACTGAATGCCCATCCACGGCAGGAACTTGTAACTCTCTCCACTTGTCGTCATGCCCCACTCTGCTCGCCAGAACTGTCGGTGCGTTGATGTGATAGTCGACGTACTCAGTGGCGTTGCCCACTGTGCACCGAGTGATGTCTGACTGGTGAAGGCGATGTGACTGGTGAACTTCCCAGCACCGAACCCACTTGACGACGACCCCTGAATACGCACGATAAGCGCACCGGTCGACGACGACAAGATGTGCAGACCTCCATAGAGCTTCTTGCCAGCGAACACGCCACCGACGTCATAGGCGGTGCCAACACCACACGAGGTCATCGCGGTCGACGTCGCATCCTTCAAGGGCACTGATCGAATGATCGCCATCTTTGTCTCCTCTAGTCAGTGCCAGCACTCTCGGCAGTCAAGTCAAAAGTCATCATGTCGCCGACCGTGTTGCCGATGTTGTAGTTCGCCAGCACCGACTTCATCGCGTAGCCCTTCAGCGTCGTGGTGCCTTCAGTGATGCCGTCAGGAAACAACGTCAACACCTTCTCGTCTTCACCGACAAGACCAAACAACGCATCATCAGCGTTGCCAGTACCACCGTTCCAAAATCCAGTCCCGCTGACCGTGGCCGTATCCAAGCCGCCAGCACGCACTCTGGTCGAGTCGCCCATCGTGGTCACGTCCAACATCTCTGACGCATAGTCCAAGCCAATCTCGTTATGGTCAGCACTGAGGTTGAACCCGCCAAGGAAGAACTTCGCATCGGTATAAATCACTGTCGCCATGTATCACCCCGTTGAGAGATCTTTCCACGCCAAGAAGTTCACCGACAGCATCGTGCGTTCCGAATCGTCGCGGCCTAACGAGAACGGCACCTGCTGTGCCGATACGTAGGAATACCGCGTGGCATTGATGGTGCGTTCGTTCAATCCATCCAACAAACTCATCACCGTCTGCATTCCGCTGCGTGCGGTGCTGTAACTCTGCGACCGGCGAATCACTTGCAAGCCAGCCACTTCTAACTTCGCCTGTCCCGGTCCCGTCGACATCGCGTGAATCGGACCGAGTCCTGCCGTCTCGGTCAGAATGAACGCATCGTTCGGTTTCTCTGGCATGAACCCTTTGTAGATCGTCGTCGTCACGCCACCGGTCGACAGCAAGTCAGAGATATCATCAAGGAACACGTCACGATCCTCCAGACGCAGCTAACTTCCGTTTGATGTCATCGCCTATACGTTGAGAGAACATCGGCGCTCGTTCGTGCACCGGTGTCTCCAGATACTTCCACTGTGTCGGCGGTGCATGTCTCGCCGACCGTCCACCTTCTGACTTCGCTGGTGGTGCGGGAATCTCGTGCACGTACACCGCATAGTCGGTGCTGAATGTCAGCAACGCCAGCAAGTCCTTCGCTGTCGCTAAATGCACGCGACCGGAATCTTTCAGGTGCCCACTTATTCCGACAGGTGTGATGGTTTGGGCTGCTTCCATCGTGTCGTTGGCTTCTTCATTTAAGGCTTGTGCCGCCCACTGTGGGAACTGTCGTGCGAGCTTACGCAGTTTTTTGGACGCCGTGTTGATGGTGGTCTTCTTCGCCATCAGCGATACTCCCGCCCGAGATACGCTTCGACCACGATGCTGGAACTGGACTCACTCGCCGTGACCACACGTCCGAGAATCTCGGTGGCCTGATCGCTGATATCGAGCGTCAGTGGTTCTGACCGTGTCGCGTTGCCACGCTTCGGCACATGCGGTGGTGCTGTCTCTACCAAGATCCACGACAACGCATCGTTGCGCGTCATGCCGAAGCGCTTGGCTAGCGTCAGCAATGACCGACTTGCAGTAGACGACACACGTAGCATCACAGTCGCCATATCACCTCACTTCAAGTAGACGACGGTACAACCTTGCGAGCCACCAAACGGGAACCGCCCGATGGACAAGATCGTCGGGTTGATCGCGTAACTCTCGGTCGACCCAACATCACCAGTCGACAACGTAATCTGATCCTCTGGACGCAACGGTGCGTCCGACTTCAAATAGATCGTCTGGCGACTAACGACTTCCTGTCCGTCAGCGCCGACGACCTTCTCAGACTTCCCAACGACCGCCGCCTCATACACCACCGCTGACCCGTAACTCGCGTCTCCATAGGCGTCGTAGCTTTGGAACGGTGCAACGCTGACACTCTGCCGCATCAACGGTGCGAAGACGTTGACGTTGAACATTACCCAGCCACTCTGATGAAAGGACGCAGCAGCGCTTCTGGCGCGTCTTGTCCTTCGCTTGAATACGTCACCGACAACGGACCTACCTTCATCGACTTTACACCGGACGATCCTTGATACATCTCACCAGCACGCAACAACACCGCACGTTCAATCGTCGGCGGTAACGAGTTCGCTGTGGTCGTCGTCGCCCACTTGTCATCGGTGCTGCTTGTTTCGCCGATCTGATACCCGGCCTCGTACACCAACAGCCACGGCTTCAGTTCGCTGTTCGGCATCACGTAACTGCCAAGGTTCCATCGCTCTTGTGCGGTCCAGCGGTAGCCTTGATCGCGCTCGATAAATCCAGCCTCTGGGTCCGACACTCTGTACTCGCTCGACTGAAACTCCGTCGCATCTCCCGTGCTGGTGCTGTCGAAGAATCGTTGCACCGACAGAATCGGTGTGCGACTCACCATCAATCGTTGCGTCCCGTAACTCGCCACCGTCTCCTCGTAGACCTGTCGACGCAGTTCGTAGCCCACGTACCGTGTCGCCCAGTCCGATGCTTGCGTCAGAGCGAGATCCATCCCTGACGACGACGCGGTTGCGCCCAGCATGGTCATCAGGTCGCCCAGTGCCGCGAGTTGCGTGTCCGTGCTGCTCGTGCATACAGAGATCATGATCGTCCTAGATCATCGAGTTCACCGCTGCACCACGACCTCGCAGCGTGTAGAGATCTCGCCAGTACGTTGTCTCCTGTATCGCACCGTCAATCGTTGCCAATGACGCCATCGCTTCACCGCGCTGTTCGGTCAACGCCTTCATGCGTTCCTCCGGTGTCAGGTCGTGCATCTTCCGGATATACCACCGCTCGTCTTCAGCCAGTGCACCGTCGAGCGCATTGATCAACGCCATCTTCTTGTTGCGTTCAGTGCTGAGATACTCGATGCGTCTCGACACTTCAGTCATCTGCAACGGACCCCAGCTTGGTTCGCGTTCGTAGCCGTATCGGTACGACTGCTTGAGCAACGCACTCTCGCCGGGAATCCTGACGTTGATGCCACGTGCGTGTGCCATCCCTAGCCAGAACTCCAGACACGCCTTCTGGACGCTGTACTCGGTGCCAACAATCAGGTCGATGCCATACAACGAGATCTCTTGGAACCCTTCGACCATCGCTAGGCCGACTTCAAACGCGACGGTGCTGGTGAAGTAGTCGATGCCAGCGTTGTCAATCACTCGCTCGATGGGATAGCGCACCGCGTTCGGGAACTCGTCGTGCGTCTCCATCATGTAGACCGGGACCGGTGACTCACGAATCCAGCCATGATGATCGGTGCCGTCGACGTTGTCTTCGTCCCAGTTGCAGTGAATGTCGAAGTGTCGTGTTGCTCTCGGCACGTGTCGATACAACTGATTCAACGTCCAGATCTCATACGTCGGATCATCGAACGGTGCAAGGTCACGACTGGACGTGGCAAAGCCGATGATCGCCACCTTCGTGCGTTTCGGTGAACACGTCACCGTGCCTGCTTCGCGGTCGTCGACCGTGATCGTGTGATGCGCTTCCGCTGGATGATCGAACTTGACGCCCGATCCCGGTTCGGCCTCCTGTGCCGTCAGATGTGAACTCATGGTGAACGCTTCCTCCGTGCGTGTCGTCGACGCACTTGCTTGTTAGGGTGGGTGGTGAGTGCTGCTGTCGTTGGTGAGTCTATAGACGACGAGGGTGGATACTTACGTACCCACCCTCGCTGAATGATCGACGCATGTTCCGGCTGACTGGGATCTAGGCCAAGACGTTCACCCACTTGCAGAGTCAAGCCATGACTCATGATGAGAGTCCGACCTATCACCTCGTACGTCACCAGTGCCATGCGCCATTATGCCTAGCCGTTGCACGTCGTGACATAGACAGCGCCGGTGCTGGTCGTCTGGTGCGGCACCACGTCGACCTCGCCGAACCCGATATCAACGCCAGCCTCTAGCACCGACCCGCCGCTGCTCGACGCATTGGCATTCCACAACAGTGCGGCTTGGATGAAGCGCTGTGCGCCAGTGATGTCATAAAACCCGAACGCATCACCGGCAGCGCTACCCGTTGCGGTCGCCGTGAAGACACCAAACGTGCCAACGCTTGTGCTGGTTGCCATGAAGCCACTTGCCAGCGTGGACGTCGTGTTCCCAGTCAGGAACAACGCCTGATTGCTTGGACGATCAGCGGTCGAGAGTTCATCGAAGTCGTCCGCACAGGTTGTGCTGCTATGCAGCAACCGTGCGCCAACGGTCATGAACTTTGATCCGCTTGCCGTACTAGTGCCGATGTCGCCCCAGCCATAGGCATGAAGCAACGCCGACACATACGAACGCCCAAGGCCAAGACGGTCAATGATGCGACCCTTGACCTCGTTGTCTGTCGTGCCGTCGTTCCCACCGCAACTGGCGTCATACGACTCGACGTCAACTGCGTGGACCGGCCTGATCTGTGCCACGTCTCTTGTGATCATGTTAGTTATCCTCGCGTCAGTGAAAGATCAAACCTCACGCAGTATCCTACGGCGACCACGTTACGCCCGTCAGCATCGCCACGCCCTTATCATGTCTCATGCCAAGGTCATGCTCGGCTATCGCTCGCACGACAGTCTGATCCAGTGAGAACGCCGCTTGGACGTTCGACCCATCGTGATACGCCGCCTCCTGCGATGAATCCACCAACAGGCTCTGCGACTCACCAATCAACACTTGCGCGAAATCAACGAGATAAATTTCCGACTCGTCATCGTTCCCTGCGCCAGTCGTGTCGAGCGTGATCGGCACGTTGGTCGTGGTGCCAATCGGCCAGCCCCACAACGTGCCAGCGATAACCTCGTCACGGAACGCGAACACACCGTTGGCGTTCTGAATGGTGGCAAGGCTTTGTTCTGTTCTTGGTGCCATGATCCATCCCGGTGAAATCATCGGGATGTCCGCGTTCTTCAGTTTGACCACCAACTGACCAAGATTGTCAGTGATGTTCGCCAGCGATGCAGCCGACGCGGCAATCTTCTGGTCAGCGACACACCAGTTCAGCAAGCCCTTCGGTGTCGCGTCAGTACCAGCACCACGGATGAACGTCGAGTCCTCCTTGGTTGCCATTGACGACACGAGGTCGTCTCGCACAATCGCATCAGCCGATGGACTGCTGTAGCGCAGCAGGTCGTTGCTGATAGGTGTCAGCACCGCCAACTTCTTGAACGTCAGTGTGAGTTGACCAAACGTCTCCTCACTCTTTCCGATGTTGACGTTCTCACCGATGTAGGCCGCCGATGCGCCAGTGGCGATCTTCGGATACTTCAGTGTGCCGGTTGGCATTTGTACCGTTCTGGCACCAAGCCGTCGAACCACTGACTGGGCACGCAGTAGTTCGATGACCTCGTTGCTGAACTGTGTCGGCACAAGAAATCCACCAGCAGTCGCATCACCAGCGGCGAGCGCTTTGGTTCTCGTATCAGCCAACGCATCAGCCAGATCGTTATCACCCCACCCACGCAGAACCTCGACGGTGCCTTCCGACCCCATCTTGTTCATCTTGGCTGCGGCCATCGCACGAACGACGCGACCAAACGCCGCACCCTTCTCGCGTG